CACTCAATTCTCTTTTACAAAGTGCAGGAGCTATAGTTTGTAAGCAGTGGTTAGTGGAGTTTAACAAAGCTGTTAAAGAATATAATGATGTTCAACAAGTTGTTTGGGTACACGATGAAATACAAGTTGAATGTCTTGAAGAAGACGCAGAGAAAATCGGAAAGTTAGCTGTAGAATCTATTGAACGTACTGGAAAACACTTCAATTTAAGATTACCTTTAACTGGGCAATATAAAATAGGAAATAACTGGAGTGAAACACATTAATGAAAAAGAAAAATAATAAGTTTGATATGAAGGTTAAGAGTAATTTTGTGAATGATTTACCATTTGGTGAAAAACACGAGGACGACCTTAAATTAGCCATAGAAGGTCAAATAGAAGCTAAAGCTGATAGGTTATGTCAGAAGACTGGTAATGTATATGTAGAAACAGAAAGTAGAGGGAAGCCTTCAGGTATTAATGTTACTACAGCTAAGTTTTGGGGGTTCTGTTTATGGTTAGAAAAACGTGAAGCTCAAACGTGGGTTCTTGTCCCTACAAAAATACTAAAAAAATTAATGACGAAATACCCAATTAAAGTAGGGGGAGATAACTGGACTTCTAAAGGACATATCATACCAAAAGAAGATTTATTAAATCAAACAATATGAGGAAGGCAAAAATGAAAAAAAAAGATAAAGTATTATTAATAGATGGTGACATATTAATATATAAGATAGCCACTTCCAATGAAGTAAGTACACATTGGGGTGATGGATTTTGGACATTACACTGTGATGAAAAGACGTGTATGGCTGAAGTAGATGCTCAGATAGATGAGTTAGGTTCTAACTTTGACGCTGACGATTATGTTTGTGCTTTAACTGATAAGAATAATTTTCGTAAAGATATTCTTCCGAGTTATAAAGATAATCGTAAAGACAGACGTAAGCCGATGGTTTTAAATGTTTTGCGTGAATACATTATGAAGAAACATAATGGAGTTATGTGGAAAAATTTAGAAGCTGACGATGTTATGGGGATAATGGCAACTGAACCACACCCTACTGAAGATAGGATTATTGTTTCTATTGATAAAGATATGAGACAAATTCCTGCTAAAGTTAGTAGAGATGGAGAGACAGTTGAAGATATACCTCAGAGATTGGCTGATTATTGGTTTATGATACAGACATTGGCAGGTGATAGTACAGATGGGTACTCAGGATTGCCAAATGTGGGTATAAAAACTGCTGAAAAAATGATTAAGAGTTACACTAATGTACCCCTTTTAGAGCTATGGAAAATCGTTGTTGGAGCTTATAAGGCTAAAGGCTTTACTAAGAAAGAGGCTCTACAACAAGCTAGAGTTGCACATATTCTTAGACATAAAGAATACAATAAGAAGACGGGAAGGGTTAAGTTATGGCAGATAAAATAAAACACCCCTCTCATTACTTTAGATTTAAAATAGAACCCATTACTTTTGTTATGCAGAATAATATTCCGTATGCCGAAGGTAATGCTATTAAATATATTTGTCGTTGGCGTTATAAACACGACACTAAAGAAGCACAGATAGAAGACCTAAAGAAAGCAAAACAGTATATTGATTTATTAATAGAACAGGAAACACAGCCTGAAGGAAAGATAAAATTAAAACTTACTGGACAGACACAAGAAGAGGAAGCTGATAAGACAATGAAAGCTATATATAAAAATGGTTAAACATAATCATTTAATTATCAGAGCTAATATAAATAAACCACCAACAGATATTCGTTTCGTAAGAAAGTGGTTAAGAAAATTAGTATCAGCGATTGGTATGAAAAGATTAGGGCAACCCGTTGCTCACTATGTAGATGTAAAAGGTGCTAGTGGCTTAACAGGTTTTGCTTTATTACAAACTTCTCATATTTCGTTACATTGTTGGGACGAAGTTGTCCCTTCATTATTACAATTAGACGTTTACAGTTGTAAAGATTTTGATAAGACTATTGTCTTTGATTCTTTGAAACAATTTGAACCAAAGGAAATAAATTATGTTACAATTGATAGGGAAAAAAGTATTAGGATTAATTCTCCTTCTTAGTTTATTAAATGGTTGTAGTGGATTTTCATTATTATCTAGTGTTTCTAGTTTAGCATTAAGTAATAATACCTATGCTAAAGCATACAGTGGTTTAGATTTTACTACTACATTAACAACAGATAAAGATATTAAAACTCACGCATATCATTATGTGAAGAAAGCTAAAGAACTTAAAAAGTTAGTTCGTAAAACTATTGCTCACGACTTTGATGGTATGACAGTCAACGTAGTTGAAACAAATGAAGTTATAATGTGGGAATTGTATCAGCCCGATGAAAGTATTAAGTTAAAGTTGGTTAATACAAACAATGAAAAAATTGAGTATAAAGAATGGACAACAGATGATTGGGATATTCACAGTGTTTTATTAATATTTGTAGTATTATCCTTTTTAATATTTTTAGGTAATGTAATTTATTTAATTAAATATATTTTAAAAGGTAAAAAGAAAAAGATTAAAAGAAAGATTAAAAAAAGAAAATAGAATATAATGGGCAAATATGACTACAATAATAAAAATCGTAATTTAGCAGGAAATCCAATACATCACCCAACTGAAAAATATAAAGAAGGTTGGACTAGGATATTTGGAAAAGATGAAAATGATTTCTTAGAAAATGCTGAGAAAGAAAAGAAAGAATTGAACGAATCATATAAAGAATCAAAACGACAAACAGCAGAACGTAAACAAAAAGAAAAAACAGAATCAGAAAAATTACAAGAAGACTTAGAACCTATAGATAAAGAAACAGAAAAATTTTTTGATGATATAGCAAACAACACACCCAACACAGGACAATTTAAAAAATAATGGATTACGAAAAAGACAATTTACTAACAGACTTTGGCAAGACTACTTTAAAGGATAGGTATTTATTACCTGATGAGAAGTCACCTCAAGATGCTTTTATGAGAGCGGCTAAAGCCTTTTCTGATAATGATGAAATGGCACAAAGAATATATGAATATGTTTCTAATCTTTGGTGTATGTTTTCTACTCCTATATTAAGTAATGCAGGTACTAAAAGAGGTATGCCTATCTCTTGTTTTTTAAGTTATGTTGGTGACAGTAGAGGTGAACTTGCTGAACACTATACAGAAAACGCTTGGTTAGCTTCTGTTGGTGGTGGTATTGCAGGATATTGGGGAGATGTTAGGTCTGATGGCACAGCAACTTCAGGTGGCTCTCAGTCTTCAGGCGTTGTCCCTTTTATGCACGTTGTAGATTCAGAAATGTTAGCTTTCTCACAAGGTAAAACTAGAAGAGGAAGTTATGCCGCTTATATGGATATAACACACCCTGAAATATTAGAATTTTTAGATATAAGAAAACCTAGTGGTGGTGACATACATAGAAAATGTTTAAACTTACATCACGGAGTTAATGTTCCTAATACTTTTATGGAACTTATAGATAAATGTATTAAAGAACCTACCTATGATGACAGTTGGAGTTTAATAGACCCACATACAAAATTAAAAGTAAGAACAGTATCAGCACGAGATTTGTGGCAGAAAATTTTAGAGAATCGTGTAGCTACAGGTGAGCCTTATGTTTGTTTTATAGATACTATAAATGAAGGATTACCACAATCACAAAAAGATTTAGGATTAAGTGTTAAACACTCTAATCTTTGTACCGAAATAACCCTACCTACTAATGAAACACGAACAGCAGTTTGTTGTTTATCTTCCCTTAACTTAGAAAAATATGAAGAATGGAAAAAAGATAGTTTATTTATTCCTGATATGATTCGCTTCTTAGATAACGTACTACAATACTTTATTGACTATGCACCCGATGAATTGTTTAAAGCTAGATTCAGTGCCAACAATGAAAGAAGTATTGGTTTAGGTACTATGGGTTTTCACGCTTATTTACAATCACAGAATATTCCCTTTGAATCTGCTTTAGCGAAATCAAAAAACTTACAAATATTTAAAAAGATAAAAGAGGAAGCTGTTGCTGAATCAAAAAGGTTAGCAGTTAAAAGAGGAGAAGCTCCTGATATGGAAGGAACAGGTATGCGTAATTCTCATCTATTAGCTATAGCACCTAACGCATCATCTTCAATTATTTGTGGTACTACTTCACCATCAATAGAACCTTACAGAGCTAACGCTTATGTTCAGAAAACAATGTCAGGTTCATTTTTAGTTAAGAATAAATTTTTAGAAAAACTATTAGAAAAGAAAGGAATAAATAATGATGATATATGGTCGTCCATTGTCTCTCAAAGAGGCTCGGTCTTGCATCTCAAAGAGTTATCAGACTATGAAAAAGATATTTTTAAAACTGCTATTGAGATAAACCAACAATGGATAATAGAACACGCCGCAGATAGACAGAAGTTTATTTGTCAAGCTCAAAGTGTTAATGTATTCGTACCTGCTGATGTGGATATAAAAGAACTACACGATATACATATGTTAGCTTGGAAACGTAAATTAAAAACTCTTTACTACTGTCGTTCTGAAGCAATTAAAAGAGCAGAATTAATATCACAGAAAATCAAAAGAGAGATTCTTCCTGATGCGGATTGTTTAGCGTGTGAGTAAAAATAGAAAAGAAAAGCAAACAGTCTTATGGACTGTCTATCATGCAATTTTAGTATTAGAATTAGGAGCATTAGTTATTATAGAAGGGATTGAATTATTAACACGATGAGTTTATTTACAGAAAGAAATTATTACAAGCCATTTGATTATGACTGGGCTTTTAACGCATACGATACAATGCAAAAAATGCACTGGCTTCCTAGTGAAGTGCCTTTACACGAAGATATAAGAGATTGGAATGAACGCTTAACAAAAGAAGAGAAAAATTTAATCAATCAAATACTAAAATTCTTTACTCAAGGTGATGTAGATATAGCTAAAGCCTATTTAGATAACTATATTCCTAAATTTAAACCACCTGAAGTTAGAATGATGTTGTCTTCTTTTGCAACCAGTGAAGCTAATCACGCTCACGCTTATTCATTACTCAATGATACACTTGGCGAACCTTCATTATTAGATTTCAAAGCCTTTCAAGAATACAAAGAAATGGCTAATAAACATACTTATTTATTTAAAGATAAAGGAAAAGGTATTGAAGGATTCCTTAGAGACATAGCTTGTTTCTCTGCATTTGGTGAAGGACTGCAATTATTTGCTTCCTTTGTTATGCTACTTAACTTTCAAAGATATGGAAGAATGAAGGGTATGTGTCAGATAGTAACTTGGAGTATTAGAGATGAAACACACCACGTTGAAAGTATGATTAAATTATTTAAAACATTAATTAAAGAAAATCCTAAAGTATGGACTGATAAATTTAAGAAAACTATCTATCAAACAGCTAGAGATATGGTAGAATTAGAAGATAAATTTATTGATTTAGCTTTTGAAATGGGTGGTATTAGAGGACTTACTTCTGATGAAGTTAAGAAATATATAAGATATATAGCGGATAGAAGACTGCTTCAGCTATCATTAAAACCTAATTATGGTGTCAAAGATAACCCTTTAGGGTGGTTAGAATGGGTGTTAAATGGTGTAGAACACGCTAATTTCTTTGAGAATAGAGCAACCGAATATAACAAAGGAACTACAACGGGCAAGTTATGGAACTAAAGTGCCCTTTTTAGAAGAATAATATGGACGAAAATGAAGATTTAGTTTTACCTCACAAGTCAGAAGACTTGGTAGAGCTACTAAATAAACTATATCCTGAGAAATCACCTGAATTAAAAGATGATACTAAGACAGTATATTTTAAAGCAGGGCAAAGGAATGTAGTACGATTCATTAATACATTACAAGAGAGGATAAAAAAATAAAACTATGTGTATGTCAGCACCGAAAGTACAAGCCGCTCCTATTCAAAGAGCACCCGCTCAGATTGCTTCAAGAATAGAAGAAGTAGCAGAAAAGCCTATTGAATTAATAACAGGCGATAAAGATATTAAGAAGAAAAAGAAAATGGCTTCTAAATCAGGTACATCTGCTCTACAAACAGGAGTAAATTATACTACTACTGGTTCTAGTTCAGGCGTTACTACTTAATAAGGATATAAATGGCGACTAAAAAGAGCAACGCAACAATGCTACAGGTTAATCCTACAGCAAAAGAACGATATTTAAAATTAAAAGAGAAGAGAGAAAAATTTGTAGACAGAGCTCAAGAATGTAGCGAACTAACAATATCTTCTTTAATACCCGTAGATGGTTTCAATTCTTCTACAAAATTATACAACCCCTTCCAATCGGTAGGAGCTAGAGGCGTAAACAATTTAGCGTCTAAGCTACTTCTTTTATTACTACCACCCAATTCCCCCTTTTTTAGACTAGCAGTAAGTGGCAAAACAAAAGAAGAACTTGAACAAAATAAAGAATTAAAAACTGAAATAGAAAAATCTCTAGCAAATATTGAAAGAGAAGTTTCTAAAAAGATTGAACAATTAGCTTTAAGAGTTAGTGTGTTTGAAGCTCTTAAACATTTAATAGTAGCAGGAAATGTACTAACTTATCTTCCTAAAGATGGAACTATGAGAGTATTTCCCATTACCAGTTTTGTATGTAATAGAGATTCCTCAGGAAACATATTAGAAATAGTTATTAAAGAAAGTGTTAGCCCATTAAGTCTTCCACTTGAAGTAATGGAAAAGTTAATCACTGACCCTGAGTATAAAAAAGATGAAGACATAGAATTATATACACATATTTACAGATTAGAAAATAATAAATTTTATATTTGTCAAGAAGTAAATGGAATTAAAATTCCTGAATCAGTAGGAAATTTCACTAAAGACCAAATGCCTTATGCCGCTTTAAGAATGGTTAGAGTTGATGGCGAGGATTATGGTAGAGGATATGTTGAAGAATTTTTAGGAGATTTAAAATCATTAGAAGGATTGTCTCAAGCACTTGTTGAAAGTGCGGCGGCTTCTTCTAAAATAGTATTTATGGTTAAACCTAATTCTGTAACAAAGAAAAGAGATTTAGCTCTTACTAGAAATGGTGATATTATTACTGGTTCTGATGATGATGTCTCTGTATTACAAGCACAAAAACAATATGATTTACAAGTAGTTGAAAGAAGTATTGCTAAATTAGAAGAGCGTATGTCTTATGCTTTCTTATTACATACTGCAATACAAAGAGATGCTGAAAGAGTTACAGCTCAAGAAATTAGATATATGGCAGAACAATTAGAAACTGCTATGGGTGGAGTGTACTCATTATTATCACAAGAGTTTCAACTTCCATTAGTTAAAATACTAATGAAACGTATGCAAGAATCAAAAGAAATTCCACCATTACCTAAAGATGCAGTTACACCTACAATTATTACAGGTATTGAAGCATTAGGTAGAGGAAATGATTTACAAAAATTAAGAGAATTTGTGGCTGAGATAGTTAATCTAGCTCAGGTTAATCCACAAGTAGTTCAATCATTAAATTCTTCGGATTTAATTAAACGTATCGCTACCAGTTTAGGTATAGAGATGGAAGGTTTAATTAAGAGTGAGGAAGAATTAGCGGCTGAACAAGAAGCGATGCAACAGCAACAACAACAACAGCAGATGATGCAAATGGCAGAGAAAGCTGTTCCTGCGGTTGCAGGTAATATAACAAAACCACAATAATTAGGAGAAAAAATTTATGGTAGATAAAGTGGAAATAACAAGTCCCGAAACTACTACGGATAAACCAGTGGAAGAGATAAAGCCTACACAAAGTAAACCTGAAGGTTTGCCTGAAAAATTCAACTCAGTTGATGACTTAGTCAAATCATATTCAGAATTAGAAAAAAAACTTGGTGAGCAATCTCAACCTACTGAACAATCAGTAGACCCAGTTTCTAAGACAGAAATAAAAACTGACGAAGTAAAACAAGAACAACCTAAATCTGATTTAGATATAGCTACAAAGGCTGTAGATAGTGCAGGTTTAAATATGGAAACACTCTCGGAAGAGTTTGCTAAAGATGGTAAACTTGCTGATGGCTCATACTCATCATTAGAAAAAGCAGGAATACCAAAAGAATATGTGGACAGATTTATTGCAGGACAACAAGCAATAGCTGACCAACAATCAGCAACAGTTAAAAACTTAGTTGGTGGCACAGAGTCATATGATAGTATGTCTGACTGGGCGGGTAACAATTTATCTGAAACTGAAAAACAGGCTTACAACACTGCGGTAAACAGCAAAGATTTAGAAGCTGTGAAGTTAGCAGTAGTAGGACTTAAAGCAAGATATGCACAAGCAACAGGAAGTGAACCTAAATTAGTTGAAGGTAAAGCATCTCCTAGTGCAGAGCAAGGTTTTGCATCTTGGGCTCAAGTGACACAAGCGATGTCTGACCCTAGATATGCTAAAGACCCTGCTTATCAAGCTGAAGTAAAAAGTAAACTCGCTAATAGTACAATATAATAAAGGAGACGTATGTTTTTATACGCTTTAAAGAAAAAGTATGAAGCAGAGATTGCTGAACATACTTCGGTTGTTGATACTTACTTAAAAAATCCAGTAGGTATTCCTGACCACGATAATATTCTTGACACAATTAAAAATAGATATGATAAATTAACCATATCTACTTTAGCGTTAAAGAATATAAACGACCTTCTTGATAAGGCTCAAGAAGCTGAGAAGAAAAATAAAAAATAGTTGTGCAACCTTTATAGGTGGCAACTGCCAAGTAGATAAGTAGATTAACTTGACCTTCCTGCGGGAAGACAATTTAGTATAAGAAGCTGAAAATACAAGGCTTTTATTAACTAACATCATAATATAAGGAGATAAATTATGACAGCGGCAACACCAGCGAGTATACCTCAGGTAAACTCATCAGGTACAGAAGACGCATTGTTTTTAAAAGTTTTTGCAGGAGAAGTTCTTACTTCTTTTGACAGAGCTTCAAAAACAGGCGGAGCAGAGATGGTTCGTTCTATCTCTAATGGCAAGTCAGCTACTTTCCCAGTAATGGGCAGAATAGCGGCGGCTTATCATACAGCAGGAGCAGAAATTTTAGGCTCAACTGCTCACCACAACGAAAAGGTTATTACAATTAATGACCTTTTAACATCTTCAGTATTTTTAAGTAATATTGAAGAAGCAAAAAACCACTGGGACGTAAGAAGTGCGTACTCTGCTGAAATTGGCAGAGCTTTAGCTTTTGTTAAAGATAAGCACGTTTTACAAACTATTGGTCAATGTGCAATAGGAACTACACCTAACGTAACAGGTGGAGACGTAACAAGTAACATATTTGACGCTGACATAGCTCACGCAACAGATGCAACTGCCGCTACGGCGATGATAGGTGCTATCTTTACTGCGGCTAAACAGTTAGACGCAAATTATGTTCCAAGTGAAGGCAGAAAATGCTTTATGAGACTGGAAGAATACTACAAATTAGCTAACGCTACAAACGTTATCAATGCTGATTTCAGTGGTAAAGGTTCAATCGCAGAAGGCAGAGTTGCAAGAGTAGCAGGAATTGATTTAATTCCAGTTCCTCACTTTGTAGAAACAAATGTAACTTCAGGAGTAGACGCAGGTTCAGCTACAGCAGGTGGTTCAACACCTCAAGCTGTGGATTTAAGAACATTCGTAGCTCTTGTATCGCACCCTTCAGCAGTTGGTACTGTTAAACTTATGGATTTGGCTGTTGAATCAGACTATGACATAAGAAGACAAGGTACGCTAATGGTAGCGAAATACGCTATGGGTCACGGAACTCTTAGACCAGAAGCGGCTGTAGGAATTAAAGAAGCGTAATAGTTTCTTTACTACACCACAATAGATTAGGGGGAGCAATCCCCCTTTTCTACTTTTAATCAACAAGAGGATATAACAAATAATTATGATAGATAAAATAAAAGAAAAATATCTTGAAACCAAACATTTTTGGACTGAACATAAAAAAGTAGTTCTTGTTTTTGGAATCATTTTAATAATCGCAATAATAGTATAGATAATGGCAACACAAATAACACCCACAACTGAGCTACAAACAGTTAATCAAATGCTTTCAGTAATTGGTGAAGCTCCTGTGAACGCAATTACAGGAACAGTAACTACTGATGTATCTGTCGCTAAAAATATTTTAGATGAAACAACTATGTCAGTTCAATCTATGGGGTGGAATTTTAATTCTCACTATGCTTACGTTTTAACAAAAGATACTGATAATAAAGTACCTTTACCATCTAACTGCGTCCAAGCAGACGCATCTGCACAATACCGAGATAGAAACTTGGTTATTCGTAATGGTTTTCTATACGATATGGACAATCATACAGATGTATTTGGAACATCAACAACCCTACCTACAGTGGACTTAGTCTTAGTCCAACAATTTGAACAACTCCCTGAGTATGCAAGGCAATACATAGCCGCTAAATCAGCGAGACGTTTTGCTTCAAGATATATTGGAGATAAAGGCTTAACTGAATTGGCAGGAAATGATGAACAAGAAGCATTAGCCGCTTTTAGACAAGCGGATAGTAGAAGTGCTGATGCAAATATATTAGAAGGTGATGTGAATACTTTTTCAATAATTAACAGGACTAGAAGAAAGACGTACTAATGGGAGTTGTTTCACAATCAATACCAAATTTTCTAAATGGTATGTCTCAACAAACCCCTTCTCAACGTGGCATTAATCAAGGTAAAGACCAAATTAATTGTCAAAACAACATTGTAGATGGTTTATCAAAGAGACCTGCTTTAGAATATGTCGCTACATTAGATGCGGCAAACGTCTTCCCTAACACAACTAAAATATGGAATATTCAAAGAGATGAATCAAATCGCTACATTTGTGCGTTCTATGACAATGGAGTTAAAGTCTACGATTTGGCAGGTAATGAAAAAACTGTCAGTTATCCTGATGGAAATACATATCTTAATACTACTAATCCTAAAGCTGATTTTCGTATGGTTAATATTGCTGATTACACCTTTGTTGTTAATAAGTCTATTGTTCCCACTGCTGATACTACATTATCTGCGGCAAAATTAGAGGAATTTCACGTCTACTGTAAATCAACAAATTATGGTAGAGAATATAAAGTAGCATTAGAACACGAAGATTGGGCTTATGAAGTAGAAGTTATATTTCAAGTACCCACAGGAAACAGTGCGGCAACAGATAGTAAATATAGAGATACAAATAAGATAGTAGATATATTAATGTATGGTACTTCAAGTACCCACTATGATGCTAGTGCAAACGGAATTGCTTTTAAAACAGTTAGGACAGATACAGGAGCAACATTATCTGCAACATCAGGTTTAGCAAACTTTTCTGATATAACAACTTATTTTACTTTTGAACAATTTGATTCTGTTATTTATGGAAGAATTATTAATCAAGCTAAAACTTATACATTAAGTACATCTGATGGTTCAGGTAATACAGCTATGTATGGCATTAAAGATACAATACAAGATTTTACAAAATTACCTTACTATGGAAAAGTAGGAACGATTATAAAAGTAACAGGTGATGAAGGAGATACTCTTTCTGATTACTATGTTAAATTTGATGGAACAGGTGTATGGTCTGAAACACTAGCTCCTGCTACAAGTTTAGGTTTAACAGATACTACAATGCCTCACGCATTGATAAATAATAATGATGGTACATTTACATTTCAAAAATTAGATTGGGTAGATAGAAGTTGTGGGGATTCTACAGACACTAATCCTAACCCTTCATTTGTAGGTAAAAAAATACAAAATTTAACTTTTTATAAAAACAGATTAGGAATTTTATCAGGAGAGAATTTAATTCTAGCAGAAAATGCTAGTTATTTTAATTTCTTTGCTACAACAGTTACACAAGTTTTAGATACTGACCCTATTGATATAGCGGCTTCAGGAACACAAGTTAATACATTGAAAAATTCAGTAGGATTTAATGAAACATTATTATTATTCTCTGATACAGCTCAATATAAACTTGACCACGCAGGAGATACAATTAGTCCAACTACTGCTATCTTAAATGAAGTATCAAGTTTTGAACACGATGATAATGTGAGACCAGTAGCGGCAGGAAAGTTTGCATACTTTGCTCAAGCAAGAACAAGCAATACAGCAATTAGAGAATATTTTTCTGATGACAGTACATTAACTAATGATGGTTTAGATATTTCAGTTTCAGTACAAAGTTTAATGCCAACAAATGCTTATCAAATTATAAGTAATACAGTTGAAGATTGTCTAGCAATTTTATGTTCTGATACAGCAGATGCACAGGTTGCACCTTATGCAACGAGTTCAAATGTAACAGCAACTAATGCTGATACGATGTATATATATAAATATTTCTTTGATGGTGGTGAAAAAGTACAAACCGCTTGGTCTAAATGGGAATTTACAGGTGTAAAAATACTTGGTGGATTTTCAATAGAAAGTAATATTTATTTATTTACTGCTGAAGGACAAACAACAAAATTATTTAAAGTAGATTTAAGAAATTTAAAAGATGCTACATTAGGGTATGGTATATATCTTGATAAAAGAGCATCAGCAACAGGTACATATTCAAGTGGTACGGATTTAACAACTGTGACTTCTCCTTATGGAGCAAAAACAGGATTAATGGCTGTTGATAAAACTAATGGAACAGATTATGCTTTAACTTCTGCTTCAGGTGCAACTTGCACAATAACAGTTTCAGATGCGGCAAATATTGCAGTAGGTAGCACTATAGTAATTACAGATAACGCAGGTGTATCTACAACTATGACAGCTACTAATAGTGACCCTGCTTCAGCTTTAGAATTTTCAGTTGGTGGTTCAAGAACGAATGATGATGTAGCAGATAATATTGCTGTAGGAAGTGGTGGAGTTCTTGGTATTAATAATTTAGCGGGATATTCAGCTCCAAATCCTGCGGGTGGAACACCTATTATTACAGTTACAAGAGCAGTAGTAGGAGATTCAAATTTAACTGTAACTTCTTCTGACCCTACAAGATTAGCTGTTACAAATTTTGTTGCAGGAAATTCTTTTACTTTAGTTGGTAATCATACTAGCTTATTTATAGGAACACCTTACGAATCTAAGTATTCTTTATCTACACAATATGTTAGAGAAAATACTGGTAGAGGACTTTTAGCAATAACTACAGGTCGTTACCAAGTTAGAAATATAGCATTAACTTACGAAAATTCAGGTTTCTTCACAGCAGAAGTAACACCTGATAATAGAAGTAAATCTACAACTGTAATGAACGGATATGTTCTAGGAACTTCAGGAAGTACCATTGGTTCTCCTGCTTTGTCTTCAGGAACAATTAAAGTTCCAGTACAATGTAGAAACACCGATTTTACTTTTGACATTATCTCTAGTTCACACTTACCTATGTATGTAGCAAGTGCTGAAGTAGAAGGTTATTATCATAATAGAGCAACAAGGATATAATGGAAAAAGAAAACTATGTACGTCCCGCAGTATTAGCTGACGTATTACAATTAGCACCTAAAATGCGTAAAGCAGATAGGGAAGAGATAAGAGCATCAAATGGTTCATCGCCGTTGGAAGCTCTTGTTGTACCTTTTACTTATGAAAAAAGTAGAAACTATACAATTATTGGAACAGTTAATGAAGGAATTATGGGTATGTTTGGAGTTGCTCCAACAAAAGACCCTGAATATGGAGTGGCTTGGTTATTATCAAGTGAAAACTTATTTAAACATACAAAACAATTTATAAAAGAATGTCCTTACTGGGTTTCACAAATGAGTGAAGGATATACTTATATATATAACTGGGTGGATAGACGAAATTGGAAGTCATTAAAGTGGCTTCAATATTTAGGCTTTGAAGCTAAAGAAGAAATGAAAAATTATGGGGTAGGAAAACTACCCTTCTTATTAATGATAAAGGAGACAAATAAAAAATAATGTGCGGAGTAGCAGAAGCCCAATTAGCATTGGCAGTGGTTGGAACTGTCGCTAGTTTTCAAAATAAAAGTGCTGTCCACCAAAGAAATACAGCCGCTAATGAAGTTAGTATGCAAAATGCTGACCAAGCATATTTGAATGATTTATCTAAAATTGATAATGAATCCTCTCGTGCAGTACAAGCAAAGGCTCTAGCTCAATTAACAGCAAGACAAGAATTAACTAAAAATCAAGCATATGCTCTTAACTCAGGTTTTGGAAACTCACTTAGAGTAATGCAAGATATGAGTGGAGAACACGATTTAGGTTTCTCTCAAATAGCTTTTGATTTTGAAGCAGATATGTTATCTTTACAAGGTTCAGAAAATGATGCTTACGCATCTATGCACCGAAACTATGCTAACATACAACAATCTGATGCACCTAGTCAGTTAGGTTCAGTTCTTGAAATAGCTTCAGCAGGATTAAACTATGGTTCAAACCCTGACAGGAAATATTTTAATAAATAATTATGGCAACAAAATATAAATCACAAGTAACAAACAAGTGGATAGGTTCAAGTTATAAAGGAACTGTTAGACACATAGACGCTAGAAAAACAGAAATGGGTCAAATTGTTTCTGCTTTAAGAAATGACCTTACTCCTGCTATGAATAATTGGGGAGAAAAACATATTGAAAAGAAACAAACTGAAGCAGGAGCTAAGATGGACGAGCTTTATGCTAAAGGTTGGAAAACAAAAGATATTCAAAAAGCTATTTTAAATGATGCAATTCCTGAATTAAGTAATCACTATGCTAAATCAGTAGTAGATACACACTCAGGAAGATTTGAAGCGGCTGAAACTATACGTCAAATTGAAGCAAATCTTGATGCTTATGATTATAAAGATGGAACAAAAACTATAGAAGAATTTTGGAAACAATATTTACCTAATTTTAATGAAGCTAGTACACAATTTACAGTAGGATTTTCTGCTGTATTTAATGAATTTGCGGCTAATGCTAAAATTGCAGATGCTCAGAAGAGAGCTGAACACGCACATACAGTAAAAGTTGATAAAGCTATTGGTTTTATGGACACTACTACTACTGTAGAAGATATTAAAAATGGAAATTATTTTAAAAAGTTAATGACACTTAATACAGAAATGCCTATAGATGGTACAGGTAAAGCATACTTCTTTGATACTAATGAATTAAATGAAGAGATTGCTTTAGGTCACGCTAGGTGGTTGATTGATACTGCTACAAGTGAAGACCAATTAGATAAAGCTATTATTCTTTTAAGTCAAGACAGAGGTAAGGGTAAAGGTAAAAATGAATTAGGTTCATTAGCAAATACTTATTCTAAAGAATCTCGTGAACTTATTTTAAAATTAAATAATAAAAGATTAAGAATACAAAATGACGATAGACAAAAGAAAGATGATTTAGAAAAAGAAGATGTTTCGGGTTTATTAACTACACTTATGACTGATGTAGATGAAGTTATTGCAGGAGAAACAAAAACAAGAAAAAGAACTCATACTGAAAATTTAGAAATATTAGAAAAATTAGCCGCATATGGTAATCCTTCTTATATTAATGCTTATGAAAAACTAATAGATGTTAATGCTTGGAAAGAAGCTGACCCTGCTGTCTTTAACGCACTTATTTCATCTATTCGTGATGGAGATTTTGAAGATTTAGGGGACGTTTTAGATGCTATGGTAGAATTAAGTATTAATCCTGATGACTGGAAAGCAGGTCTTGTGTACTTTAAAGAATTTGATGATGATAGAAAAAAAGGAAATAAACCTATTTATCAAATGAATGAAACTTATATAGATGGACTTAGAGTAAATCTTACTGCTGTTAAAGGTAACTTTATGAAAAAAGGTGCTAATGATATGTGGGAAGAAGACCCTAACTCAGGCGTTGCTTTAGGTAATGCTCAATATTATATGGAAAAACAAATTGTAGATTTTGAAAAAAGATTTAAAGACAAAGAAGGTAGAGAACCTACTTTTCAAGAACGTAAAGATTTTCTGAATAACCTTCAAGCTGTAGCTGTTGAACATTTCAATAAAGATAATCTGAGTCCTGCTCTTAAATCATACACTGAGTATGAAGAAGAAGTATTAGCTAATAAAGAATTAGAGAAACAGAAAGTTATAGATTTAGAAGCTAAGAATAAATCTTATAAAGATGCAAATATTACTCAAATGATTGAGAGTGTTACTGACGCTCTTGACATTAATCAAAAAGACTTAAAACTTTTAATACCTGAATTTGATGATGATATATTCTTCAGTGATACAGATTGGTTTGACACTGATGCAACAGATGAAAGAGAATTTAATGAAAAGAAAATTGTTCCAATTCTTACAGACCAATTAGAGAAATTTATGGGAGACTTTAAATGGACTGAAAATATGATGGCAATAATGCAAGAAGATGATTATAAAGCATTTAGAGATAATATTATAGATACATTGTCAGGTTTTGGCATAGGCGGGATAAACATTAATACAGTTGAAAAAGCATTAAAAGCAATAGCAAAAAGGAATATAAATAAATAATAATGGCAACTTATAGTATAGACACAGCAACAGAAAGTCAATTAACAGGTCTTTCATTAAAGAAACCTGCGAGTGCTAAATTAGCTTTAGAAGAAATACAAACAGAAAAATTCTATACTACTTTAAAAAGTTATTATTCTTATAGGAACAGTAGTAATAAATTCTTGTCTATGGATAATGCAGACTTATTAGAATATTTTTATACAGATAGGTCTTGGAAAAATCATAATACTATAGGTCTTGGAATAGATGCGGCACAAGTATTTAATGAAGATAATCCTGAAAGATTAAAAGAATTTGCTTATATTCAACAAACTTATAATGCTCTTCCTTCTTGGTGGGACGACCCTAATAGAAGTTTTGGTGGTTGGTTAATTGATAATGGTGGAGCTATGGTCTTAGACCCTGTAAATTTAGTAGGTGTAGGAGTTGGTGGACAAGCGGCTAAACAAAGTTATAAAACAGCTTTAAAATTATCTTTAAAAGCTAAGATGTCTAAAGAAATTAATAAGAAGACTGTTGAAGAAGCGGCTAAGTTAGCTTCAAAAAAAGCATTAGGTAGAGCTATAAAAAAAGGAGCTTTAACTGAAGGTTATATTGGAACTATTGTAGCAGGTGGTCACGATGCCTTATTACAAGGAATAGCTCTTGAATCTGATATACAAGATGAATTTAGTTTAAAACAAGCAGGACTAGCTAGTGTTGCAGGTTTTGGATTTGGTTCAGTTTTTGGTGGAGCTTTTGCGGCAGGTTCATTTAAACTTACTAGCAAACTTTTACAAAATAAAACTGTAAAAAATATAAATGATTTTCACAAGTATGGTAGAAGCACTACAACAGGAAATAAATTATTTGAAGAAATTTTACCTGATTCATTAAAAGATTCAAAAGTTAAAAAACCTAAACTTAAAGATAGAACTAAAGAAGATATAGATAAATTAGATAGAGACAGTAGATTACACGGAGATACTGTAGAAAAAAGAATTAAGAATTTAAGAAAAGATATTGTCAGTACAGATAAACCACCTAAGCTAAAATTGAATATAACTAAATATGAAGCAGGTGGTTATAGAAAACATATCAAACAAAAAGTAATTGAAATGTCAGGGGAGTTAGGCACTGATAAAATAACTGTAAAACAGATGATTCAACGTGCTGTTGAGTTAGGTGCTGATAGAATTGGTTTAGAAAAAATGGCTAAGAGAATTGCTACTGACCCAGTATTCAAAGAACAGTTTGCATATATTATAGCTCACGCTGATGCTATTGGTAGAGAGTTTCAAGATATAAATAAACTTTCTTTAGAATTACATAGAACAGATTTAACTCCTAAAGAACGACAATTAATAATTGATGAACTTAATATAAGAGATAAAGCTGTTGAAGAGCCTTTAGATATTCAAAAACAAATGCAAGAAAATCTTGCTAGAGGACACTACGCAGGAAGAGTTATTAAAGTAGGGCAACGGGCTCAAGCATTAAAAATGAGACCTGAAGACCCTAAGATGAAAAAATTAAAATCTGATAACCCTGAAG